ACGCTGCCGATCCCGCGCAACAACGACCCGCCCAATTCGCTGCCCATTTCAGCAGCAGACTTCGCGCCCGCTACCATGGCATCGGCAAACCCGCCTGCAAACGTGGTGGCTCCCTCAAGATTATCAGACAGGGCCGCAGCAGCGCCGCTTGCACCGCCCGCCGATCCACCGCCACCAAGGCTCACTGCCGCTGCTGCGGCTGCGGCATCTGCGGATTGTAAATTCAATTCAAGCTGCGCCGTTGATTCCGCAGTCCGTCGAATTTGGGTCTCAGCAGCAGCCAACTGACCGGCCATGCCACCGAAGATCAGACCATACCCCCCGTCATCCCCAAGGTCTTCGCGATACTGCTGCACAGCAACAGCACCGGCGCGCCCTACCGGATCACCAACCGTGCCGAGCCTTGCCTCAGCAATACGACCAGCAGCTTGGGCCGATGTGACTATGCCCTGCGCAAGCTGTTGCGCCAATCCTAGCGCATGTGCCAGCCCCGAACCAAGCCGCCCGACACTCGACACAGCCACGTCAAAGTTAACAGTCGCAGCCGTCGACGACAGCATTTGTGCCATTCTTTCGGCTGTTGCTATTGCTTGTTCAGTTTCTTCTACTCGCTGCGTCAATGCTTGATAAGTAGTGGACCCTGTTACAGCAGCTTCCAATAACTTACGCTGTTCAGCCTGCGCCAGTGCAAGATCGCGTTGTATTGACGCCAACCCCTCGGCTGCTGCGTTTGCGAGTGGTGCAAATTCAGAAGCATGGATGCTTTGAGTAGCCCACCACGTGTCTAACTCTGATTGCGCCAATAGCATTTTACGGGCAGCGGCGCGGTACTCTTCGCCCTCTCTGATTCGCGCCCGTTCCATTTCTCGTGACGTGTTAAGATTTAGAAGCCGTGCGTTTGTGTTTTCAAGAACCGCGCGCGCATCGGCCATGGTTACGGCAATGCCGTCTAAAATGACATTTTTCAACGTGCCAGCAACTCGCTGCTGCTCAGTAATCGCAGTCGAAACTGTGTCATGACTTTCCGCCAATTCAACGTTTGCCGAATTAGCACGAACGATCCAAGAAAACACAGACCCGAACGCGCCGACAAGCGAACCAAACACGCCAATCAAGTCCAATGCAAAGCCTGCAATCTTGAACAGCAGTGTGCCGATTGTTTGCAGCGCAATAACAAAACCGGGGTCCGTGACTGTAACTATCATCCCCTCAATGGATGCGCGCAGGTTTTCAGATGCAGGTCCGGCCATCTCAAACAGATCGCCCCAAGCATTGCGCAGGGAATCCAAAGCGCCGCCCAGTGTGCCTCGCGCAGCATCTGCTGACCCGCCGAACTGCGTTTCCAATTCGGACAGGATGATGGTTTGCGCGCCGATCACGTCATTGGCAGCGACCATTTCCTTGACCATATCTTTCTGCGCCTCGGTAAACTGGATGCCCGACCGTGACAGCGCAGTCATACCCAGAACCGGATCGTTAAGTGCGCGCCCGACCTGTAGTGCCGCAGTGCTTAGATCGGTGCCCATGGCCGTTGCAAGGTCCATGACTGCCACCGTCGCAGCGTCAAACTGATCGCCCCGAACCTGCGTGAATGTCAGCAAGACGCCCTGCATGGTGTTGATCGCTTCATCGCCAAAGTTTGTTATCTTTTGCAGTGAAGCCGCGTGCTCGTTCAACTGTGCCACTGATCGGCCAGCAGCACCGCCTGTCGATGCAATAACCGCGCCAAGCTGGGCCTGTGCAGCCTCAGCGGTGACCGTTGCGTCAACAAACTTGTTCAGAAACTTGCCAGCCGCAAATGCAGCAGCTAATGCCGCTGCCGCTGCCGCTGCCACAACCATCTTGGCGGACATGCCGCCTATCGCACCTGTCGCACCAGTGGCCGAACGGCTCGCCCCGTCACCTGATCGGGCAAACTTGTCCAGATCACCGCTGGCACCGCGAACCTGCCGACTGTCAACCTGAAGGCCAACTGATGCCATATCGTCCATGCGGTGCGCCTCCTATCTTCTAAACGGTTGCGGCGTATCCTTGCCGTTCGACTCTGACAACTCACCTGCGTAAACTGCGCTCATTTTTTGCAGCCATTGCGCTTCATCGCCTTCAAACTCAAGCCCCACATTCGCAGCCCATGCCTGAATCTCAAGGTGGGACAGGGCCACCGGTCCCATCCCGCTTTGCATTACCGGCCCTACATCGAACAGCCATTCTGCAAGATAAGCACGAAACGGCAATTCTGGAAAGTCCGGTTCTTCATTTGCCCGCTCCAAAAAACTCCATCGCGTCTGCTTTATGTCCTGCGGCGGGTTGCACAGCCAAGCGTGCTGTTTTGCCCAAAGGCAAAGAGCCTCTAGGCCTGTGCGAAAAAATTAGACATATCATCCAAGAACTCCGTCACCTCCTCAAGGATGGACGGGTATTTACGGTAAATGGCAAATGCCGCTTCTTCCGAAAACTCCACCGGCTTGCCGTCAAGGCTCAGGTTTTCCCAGCCAATTGTCGCATCAACGGCAGTCCGAAGTATAGTTTCCTGCCCTTCGTCAATCAGCGCACCAAACTGAGCCTCCGACATTTTCCACATGTCTATTTTGCCACCATGCCGTTTCAATGATGATGTCGAACGCTTGCGTGCCTTGGCTACAGATGCCGGTGCGTGCTTGCCGATCAGGTTGATCCGCATAGGCTTGCCCTTGTCAACAGTGCCGTCTTTGCCTGCGACGTATGCTGGCGCTTTTGTGCGCATGTCTGTCAGGTGCAGCCACGCGCCCGCCTGAGATGCTGATACTGTGTCGAAACAATCCATGGTTCATGTCCTATCGGTTATGGTTGATTTTCGAGGGACGCGGTCAACCACGTCGCGCCCCTCTAGCCTGCGGGAGTTGCAGGATTACGAAGCAGCGACTTCCACATCGGCGGTCGTAAACTCGATCATGCACGACGCCATATTGACAGACCCTACAGTCTGCCCGCGTGTGAAGGAAAACACCTTGCCCATGATGTAGCGGATCGTGCCGTCGCTGCGCGTCTCGCGGAAGCTGATTGCGTCCTTCGATGCCAGCGCGGCGAGCAGGATAATCTGACCCGCGTCGGCTGAATCGTATCCGAGCGGGATCGTGACTGACCCGTAGTTCAACGCTCCATGGAATTTGTTGTCAATACCAGTTTTGAGAGGCGTGAACGTGTTGACCGCGTGTGCAGCCCCATACTCGGGGATTTCGGACGCTTCGCCCACATCAGTGAACGTCAGCGCAACGTAACCAGCCGCGTTAAATGTTGCAGGGGTTGCCGCCGAGACGGACATAAACCCGCCAATGCCTTCAGTAAGTGCCATGATATTTTCCTTTCATGGGTGGATAGGCGGGATGCCTATTTCTTGACCGGCAGGATGCCGTCTGTAAACTCAACCAGAACTTCGCCGTCCGCCTCAGTGACGTCAGCCACCGTGCCGGAATATGTGACGCCGTTGGGCATTAAAAATTGCATGACAGCACCCTTTTCAGGCACATCACCTTTGTAGATCATGGCGGGTGTCGATCCGGTCTTTGTCGGCATTGTGACGATTTTCGCGCCGGTGATCGCGCTATGTGTTTTCTTGCTCATGGTCATGTGCTCCTTTGAAAGATTGCGCGGCAACGGATCGACACATTCTTGCGAAAGTATGCGCCGTCGATTGCGCCCGGCTGTGGGTCGCCCATATCTGTCACCTGAATTTGACCGTCTCCGGCGGATAGTATCAGGTCAATGGGGAATTGGTCAATGACGCGCTGCGCTTGGTCATCCGCTTCATCCTCGAAGGTGCCCTCCAGCACAAAGACCGCCACAAACAACCGAACAGTCATCAGGCTTGACTTGGACAGGCCGAAACGCTCAGGCGGCGTGGTGGTAAAATACGCCAACCAATAAGGCGGATCCGGCGTGACGTACTGCAGCGACGGCGTGTCCCAGACACCCGGCGCGTTCTCGCCCCAGACGATAAGCGGCGCGGATGGCGTGGCGGCAAGGCGCGTGCGCAGGGATGTCTTGATTTCCTTGTGGTTCATCCGACCCGCGCCTTTGCTTCCGCCGTGGACGCCCGCACGATAGCGGGCCATTGATCGACGGCACCTTCGACGAAGTGCGCGCCCACTTGGCTGTAGTTTCGGCCCAAACTGTCCGCGCCGGTAAATCCATTATTCACACGCCTCGCGTATTCTGCTGTCCAAGTAAATGTTGCCAGATCGCCACCTTTCATCAGTGGTGCAACCAGAATGTGTGACTTTTCACCTTCACCGGACGCCCCGCCAGCGATCGACGATTCCAAGCTGCCCCTCAGTGTATTTGTGATAACAGGCATCCGCCCGCCGTGTCCTTTTGAAGTCTGAGCCACGGCTACGACGGATTGTGTTGCATCTTTCAACACAGCGTCGATCCGGCGTTGCGTCTTTTTCGTCCAAGCGTCCAAGGTAGCGAATGTATACTGCACCATCAGGTCAACCTCGCGAAGAAATCAATGCGGATGTCAGAATAGCATCTGCAATTTATGGTTTCGCTAGGTGGCGCACCCATACTTGAATCGCCGGGAAACATAAGTAGAGCACCGCCAACATTGAACGCCTCACCCTGCGGCACTACCTGACCATCCGCAGCCGCGTGCGTCTCGCGCGTCTTGCCGTCGCCTGCGGAATCCCAAGCCCGAACCACGTCCTCTGCCCGCACATCGTTGTTCGGGTTTTCAATCAACTGGTCCAGCGCTTCCTGCCGCCCAGCGTTCAACGCCTTGAGCGTTTCGGTGCGGGCAATGGTTTCGCCGCGTTGCCTCAATAACTTATTTGAGTATTGCTGCGCGGCCCGATCAATCGCGGATTGTGGCAAAGTTGTGCCGTCACGAATGGCGCGGAAAATGGCGGCGTCGGATTGTTTGTTGCGCGCTGTGAGTGTGCTTTTCAACGTGCCGTCATTGCCGATCCAGAACGCCTTGACCGGACGCGATGCGCCCGTGACAGGATCGGTGACAATGCGCACAACCCCAACGCCGTTTTGCGAGGATAGTGCCGCCCGCATAGTCTGGACGTGTTCCGCCTGCGTGCTGTGCAGCCCCACCAGCCCGCCTTGCCGCTTGCCGTTGACCATCCGCCCGCCAATGTCCAGGGCGGTGCGCAGCGGCCCCGCACCAGCCTCCAGCCCGCCCCGGATCGTTTGGGCAATGAGAACGCGGGTGTCGTCCACCACCTCAGTCACCAGCTTTGATCCAAGATCCAGCGCGATACGTTCGGCCCGCTCACCACGACCACCGAATGACTGCACAATTCGGCTGCCAACCGGTGCGCGGCGTGTGGCGTGCTGAAACGCGCCCATCTGATAATTGCCGCCCGCGTTCATTGCCGCAGTGATTGCCGTATCGGTCTTGAACAGATCGGCAGCGTCAAACCGCAATGCGCGGAATGCCGCGTCCACATCGCCGCGCGCGATTGCCGCCTCAAGTGCCTTCATATCCGCTTGGCTCTGCACAGACTTCATGGCCGCGACAAACTCCGACTGGACGCCGGGCCATGTCTGGTCCAGCAGTCTGAGAAAATTGCGGCGGGTGTCGCGGGTTGTCATGTCACACCTTCACAGGGTCTATGCACAACGTCAAAGCCTCATCCGGCGTGAACCCTTGCGCAATGCTGGCATCATAATGCAAACGGCGCATTTTGGCTAGCAATTCCGCTTG